GTTAAAATGGCCTATGACATGAAAGTCACTGGCGCTGACTTGGGTTACTTGTTCGTAAACGCTGTAGCTTAATGTTACTTGGGTGGGGGCTTAGGTTCCCACCCTACTCATATATAGGATCTGACAATGTATAACTCACCTTTTCAATTTGACCTACCCGTATTCGTCAAGATGGAATTTAATGCCAATGGTAGAAACTGGTCCCCACAAGATCATTTCCCTTGGAAGGAAGTGGGAGTAGCCACAGATAAAGTAATGCAGCTTTATAACATGGGCTTTCTATACCACAATGCAGAATTATCTAGTAAAATGAAAGTGGGAGATGGGCTAGAGTCACTAGGCTCAACTGGTTTAGATGCTTTGGTTGATGAAATTAATCGTAAAGTAAAAGCCAAGACATCTACTGAACAAGAGTTTACTAAGAAGAAATGTAAGAAGTCTAAGATCTTAGATAAGCAAAGGGGCTTGATACGGTCTTGGCGTAGAAACTATGGCGAACTAGAGGTATAATACATGGCTTGGTCCTACGATGAACGAAACCTAAATACAACGACAGATATTGGTCGTTTAAATGCTACTAGGTTCCTCATGGGGGACACTAATGAGCTAGATCAGCAGGTACAAGACGAAGAGATTACCTTTGCTCTTGGACAAGCTAACAATAATACATATTATGCTGGGGCCTTTCTCTGTCGTACTGTTGCTGCTAAGTATGCACGTAACGTAGATGTAGAAATCAGTGGAGCGCTCAAGGAAAGTAGCTCACAAATTCAAGCTCATTACCTAGAGTTAGCAGAGGCACTAGAGTATCAAGCACAGAAAACAGGTGGCCTACTTGGGATTAAAGCTGGTGGTATTACTAGAAGTACTGTTGATACAGTTAGAGAAGATACAACCCGTGTAAGACCCGCATTCAATAAGGACCAATTTAAGGTTGACGAACAGTACTACGATTACGAATAGGATCTGCAATGAACCCCTACAACTTGTTAAGACTGGTGCAGCGTCATGGTTTGACCCTAGTACTGCGTAAAGTTTCAGACGGTACTTATGACCCAGCGACAGGTTCGCTTACAGGGGGTAGTGTCACTGAACATGAAATAACTGCATATATGTACGATGCTCTGGTAGGTGTTGAGGGTAACTCTGAGATACGAAGGGGTGTCAAAAAAGTGGCAATCCCTGCTTTGGGGTTGACTGTAGAGCCTTTTGACAGTGATGAAATTACTGGTCTTGGTGATAAGGTTGTTATAAGTAACGTAACAACACACTTTTCTAATGGCCTTGCTGTACTATACACTTGTGAGGTTAGAGAGTAATGAGGGTAACTTTTGAAGTCAACAAGTCAGACTTGAAGTCTCAAATTGAGCAAGTTAAGAAAGATGTTGAAAACGAAGCTAGGATACTTTTAGAAGACATAGCTGATGATGCCGTAAGGTTCTCAATACCTTTTGTTGACACTGGTGCGTACATAACTAGCTTTGGTTTTATAGTTGGTGCAGGTAGGCCAAGGGGTAAATCTTCCCACAGAAAGCAAAGAAAGATAAGTCCGACTGCCGCTGGTGCAGAGGCTTCTTACAACTTAGCTAGGGATATTAGCAGAGTTGACCTGTACAACACAACATCAATAGATCTTTATAATGGTGCGCCTCACGCCTATTTAGTTGAGACAAAGCATAACCACAGGGTCTTTGAGAGGTTGGAGATTAAATATGGCTAACATTGATACAGACATTAGGGCTGCACTTGAAAGCAAGTTAGCTGACATACCAGATGTACCTTCCATAGCTTATGAGAATGTATCTTTTTCACCTACTACGGGACAAAGTTACTTAGAAGTAAAGTACATTCCCGTTACACGTAGACCAGCAGTAAGGGGCAGTAGTCCCCAACAGAGGTACGATGGACTACTGGCAATAAACTGCTATGCACCAGAGGGGTCTGGACCCAATGCAGCAGACACACTGGCTAAGAATGTCATGGAAACATTTGAGGCTACAACAAAACTCACTCACAATAGTCAAGATGTAACAATAGAATATGCGGAAAGACAGCAAGGATTTGTAGACAGCCCTTGGTACTTTGTTCCTGTAAGTATTCGTTGGTACGCTTATAAATAATCTAGGAGATAACTATGGCCTTTGCACAGGGTTCACGTTCAAGCCTCTCGTATGCTACGCAATCAGATTTCGTAACACCAGCAACGTCAGGCTTTGTAAATTTACCATTCAGTACACACTCACTGAATATGACTAAAGATGCTGTTGTCGGAAACGACATTCAAGCTGATCGTATGCCACGGGTACAGCGTCATGGCAACAAATCAATCGCAGGGGATATTGTAGTAGACCTACGTGATGAAGAGTACGATGACTGGCTAGAGAGTGCCATGTTAAGCACTTGGTCAACTAATAACCTTACTATTGGTACTACACCAAAGTATTTTACTGTACAAGACTATGCCGAGGATATTGACCAAGCTCGATTCTTTAGAGGTTGCGCTGTAAATAGTCTAGGCGTATCTATTGCACCAAATCAGATGGTAACAACTACCTTTGGTGTTGTGGGTCGTGACATGGAAGTTACAGCAACACAGATTGCAGCTACTGACTCAGACTCAACTACCACACCTTTTGATTCCTACTCAGGCAATGTGACCATAGGTGATGCAGATGGTACACCAGCAACTGCTGCTATCGTAACTAGCTTTGACTTTACTCTGACTAACGGGTTTGCCCCAACTTATGTTGTAGGTGATAACCTTGCTCCTAGCCTAGAGGTTGGTCGTGCAGAGTTAGAAGGCACTATGTCAGTGTACTTTGAAGATGCAGCTATCATTAACAGGTTTGTAAACGAAACAGAATCAGAACTTACTGTGTCTGTAGGGGATGGTACAAAGGACATGACGTTCTTCTTCCCCCGTGTAAAAATTAATAGTGCAGATGTTGGTGTCGATGGCCCAACAAGTCGCATTATCTCATGTAGCTTTACAGCGTTGTATAACACTACAGATACAACCAGCTTTAAGATTACAAGAGCAGCGTAATTCCTAGCTAGGAACGGGGGGTGTTGGTGTCGGGTCCGATGCCCCCCACTTTATTTTACCCGACTTAATCCCGAAGGAGACTCGACAATGGATTTAAAAGACTTAACACCTAAGAGTGATACATTTGAAGTTAAGCTGGTTCACCCTAATACTAATGAACCCCTTATGAACCCTGATGACACCCCCATGACTATTACCATGTGGGCACCTCATAGTAAGCCATACAAGGACGTTCTGCATCAGCAGACTAATAAACGTCTGACACAGGTTTCTGACGGTGGGACCTTTGAGCTAAAATCAGAAGACCTAGAGGAAAGCACACTTCAAACTCTAATCCACACAACTAAAATGTGGAACATTACATTTGATGGTGAGAAACCACCCTGCACGGTTGAGAAATGCGAAGAGGTTTACACAGAAGTTTTCTGGATGAAGACCCAGATTGAGCAAGCCCTGACTGACTTCTTAAATTTTTCAATCGCCTAGTCGATCAGCTAGAGGCATTTGCTGAACATAGTTTCAAGCTAATGAGATCCGACAGTAAAGGCGTAACTGAATCGGCACACTTGGAACAGGTTGCCAAACAGACTGGACGTAAGCCAAAAGAATTAGAAGCCCCTAAGTTTCCTTTTCCTATGGCTCATGTCTGGTCTTCCTTCTTTTCCATTAGTGGGGGTAGGCAATTTGGTTACAGTGGCCCACAACCTCTAACATTCACAGAGATAAAAGCGTGGCAAGAGACTACTGACAATACCCTTGAAGGTTGGGAAGTAGATGTCATAAAGAAATTAGACCTACTTTACGTGAGGGCAATAAATGGCTAGTTCGATTAAAGTTAGTGTAGATGTTACGGACCTAAAGGTTCTCAATGACTATCTAAACACTACAGAAGATAAGATTGATATGACCGCTAAGACAGCGAAAAAGTCATTCAATCAACTTAAAATGGCTATTGACCCTGCTTACAGGGCTACTCAGATATTTAAAGATCAAGTACTAGTTGCACAGCAAGCGGTTGCTACAGGTGCTATAACTCAACAAGAGTATGCTACAACTTTTGCTCAAATACAAAAACAAGCCTCACAAGCTGGTGTAACAATAAACCAGTTTGGTCAAGTTGCAGACGTAAATACACGTAAGGTTAAGAAATTCGGCGCTGTTGGTATGCAGCAGGTCGGTTATCAGGTACAGGATTTCGCCGTACAGGTACAAGGCGGTACTAGTGCGTTAGTTGCTCTTGGTCAACAGGGTTCACAGTTACTTGGTATCTTTGGACCTGCTGGTGCTATTGCAGGTATGATACTTGCTATTGGTACTGGTTTGGCTGGTGCTTTTGTTGCCGCTAGAAAAGCTGGCGAAGAAGGTACTACTGGTCTTACGACTTATAAAGAAGCTATGGATGCAGCTAAAAGTAGTGTCAAAGACTTTAGGTTACAAACCTACATGCTTGTTAATGGCATTGAGGATCAGACAGAAGCACTCTTAAAGTTAAACCTAGCTGAAAAAACAAAAGAACACGCAGAAGCAAGAAAAAAGAACCAAACACAATTTTTTGGCGCAATTGGGGCCATAGATTACACTAGAGGTTTTAGACTTGGCGGCGGCTTTGGTTTTACAGAGGGTACAAAAGATAGGTTAGACGCTGCCACGAAAGCCCTTGAGGACTTCTATGCCAACAAGAGAAAGTTTGAAGAAGCTGACGAAAGGTTTGGAACGGGCAAAGAGGAAAGAGAAAAAGCGTTAGAATTAGCAACTAACTTAAAAGAAGCTAACCTAGATCGTGCTATGACTGCTATGATGTCTGCCAACGCCAGCAGAGAAGAGCTTTTCATACTCAAGCAAGCTAATGAAGCAGAGGCCCTCAGAAAGAAACTAAGAGATGAAGGTCTGGACGTTTCAAAGGGTCAGGCTAAAGCAGCTATAGATGCGTTGGAATCTGCTCACCAACTTGAACTGACAGAGTTTAGAAGACTAGAAGCAATAAAAGCTGCTGATGAAGCAGATAGGGCAGCTAAGAAAGCTCTTGCTGATGCAAGAAAAAAAGACGCCGAAGACCTAAAAAACCTTATAGAAAAGTACAAGCAGTACCAAGGTCTTGTAGATGGTGTATCCAACACTATTGAGCAAGGTCTAATAGATATAGCTGAAAGAACTAAGACTGTAGAAGAAGCCTTTAGGGACATGGCTGCTGACATTATTAGGCAGTTGTATAGAGTTCTTGTCGTACAGCAGATGGTTGGATCATTTAACGCAGCTACTGGTGAGGGTTCTGGTTTAGCTGGTTTCTTCGGTGGTATGTTTAAACCTAGAGCTAATGGTGGACCTGTTACTGCTGGACAGCCTTACCTTGTAGGGGAAAGAGGACCAGAACTATTCGTACCTTCCTCTAATGGTGGTGTCGTAGCTAACGACAATATGGGTGGTGGTGTAACTGTAGTACAGAACTTAAACATTTCCACTGGGGTATCTCAGACTGTACGTGCAGAGATCCGTAACCTTATGCCACAAATTGCTGAGACTGCCAAATCTGCTGTAGTTGACGGTAAGAGGCGTGGCGGTAACTATGGAAAGGCATTTGCATAATGGCTATATCGTATCCTCTATCCCTGCCAACTAATATTGGTATGGCTAGTATTGAGTTAAGGGCTAAGAATACTGTTGCGGTATCTTCTAGCCCCTTTACTTACAAACAAACTGTCTACGCCTATGATGGTCAGATGTGGGAAGCGGATGTTACCCTACCACCAATGAACAGGGATGACGCAGAAAGCTGGATAGCCTTCCTGATGAGCCTAAAGGGTCGTTACGGTACTTTCCTACTGAATGATCCTTCTGCTACCTCAGTGAGAGGCACAGCCACCTCTGCAACCATTACAGGGTCTGCTGGTGATAGTAGTGTTACCGTTACAATGTCAGGTACACTAAAGGCTGGTGATTACATACAGCTAGGTACTGCATCTGATGCTACACTGCACAAGGTTCTAGCAGACAAGTCAGGTAGTGGAACCCTAGAGATTTGGCCTAAGTTGCGTAAAGCTCGTAGTTCTGTGTCTGCTGATTTGACTAGTGCATCTGGTGTGTTTAGACTTGCTTCAAATGAAACATCTTGGTCAGTAAATGATGCCAGTTTCTATGGTATCTCATTCGGTGCAACGGAGGTTGTAGGATGAGTCGTACCATAAATGCAAGTTTACTTACAGCCCTTACTGGTGATCTTGTAGAACCTTACTATGCTGTTGAGTTATTCTTTGATAACGGTACACTAAGGTTCTGGACTGGTATAGGTGACAAAACTATAGACAGCAATACTTACACTGGTACAGGTTCTTTGTTGAGTGTTGGACCTTCTGAGGAAGTAAGTGACCTGTCAGCTAAGTCTATGTCTTTAACACTTACTGGACTGGATAGCTCTATAATATCCTTGGCTTTACAAGAGCCTTACCAAAGGCGTCAAGCTAAAATATATCTAGGCGAACAAAGCGTATCTAATGTGGTTCAAATATTTAGTGGTCAAATGAATACCATGAATATTGAGGACTCAGCAGAAGGCGCTACTGTCCAACTAACCATAGAAAGCAAACTAATAGAACTAGAACGTGCAGCTAATTGGAGATACACCGATGAAAACCACCAATCCCGATACGATGGTGATACATTCTTTTCTTATGTTCAAGACATACAAGATGCTCAAGTAGCATGGGGAAGAAAGTCGAGTTAAACAACTATCTAAGTGAGGTTGTGGATATCCCTTTTGAGTGGGGTGTTCACGATTGTTTTACCTTTACTAATAGTGCGTGGCAAGCAATGTATGGAAGAGGTTGGGCAGATGATTGGGTTGGTAAATACATGGTAGAAGGCCAACCAATGAGCCGTAAGAAGTTGAAGGAAACATTTAAGTTTTCCCGTCTAAATGAAGCCTTACTTTCCAGACTAAAACCTTGCGACAGACCTATCTTTGGTAGCTTAGTGACAACAAAGAAATGTCAAAGGTGGATGACAGGCTATGCTATGGGCATATCCTTGGGATCACGTTGTGTGTTCCTAAGTAAAGATGGTCTTATAAAATTACACTCAGAAGATATAGAAAGTTGTTGGGTGCCAGATGTCTAAATACAAACTAGGTGACTACACTATAAAGAACTGGAACGATTGGGATAGAGTACCCCGTGATCCTGTAACTGTCGGTGCTTATATTATTACTGGTGCAGGGGTTTCTGCAAGTGCTGTAGCAGCAATGACCATGACAACTTACCTAACCTATTACGCTGTAGGATATATTGCTACTACACTTGTCACCTCTGCATTGTTGTCTGCTCTAACCCCAAAGCCAAACAAAGGTAGTACGGCTGGAAGTAATGGTCTACTTACTAATGCTAAAGGAGCTACAGCATCATCAGAAGTAGTATACGGTCAAATTCGTAAGGGTGGAACTGTTACTTTTCTTGAGAGTACAGGAACAAACAACAAGATACTACATCAGATTATTGTTCTTGCTGGGCATGAAGTTCAAGAGATTGGTGACATATACTTCAACGATGAAGTAGTAACTATGTCAAACGAAACTGTTACTGATTCACGTTATACCTACACAACCACAACCAGAGAAACAAACCCAAGTGATCCAGATGGACCACCAATAGAGGTATCTACAACGAATTATGCCGCTAAGGTATATAAACACACTGGAAATCAGACTAGTGCAACAAGTACTTTTGCAAACTCTAGCTCTAACTTGGCTAACACCCTTCATGCAGAGACAACTGCTACAAGTGATTTTGTAGGTAAGAATATTGCCTATGTATATTGTAGGTTTGAATACAATCAAGATGCTTTTGCTGATGGACTACCAACAGTTACTGCTAAAGTTAAAGGTAAGAATATTGTAAAAACATCTAGTGGCACAGAACAGTCTGCTGTATATACAACAAATACTGCGTGGGTTATTAGAGATTTCTTGACAAGTGAATACGGTCTTAATGACGATCAAATTGACTATGCAACATTTGAGGCCGCTGCTGATGTTTGTGCAGATACAGATGTTTTATCTGACGGGTCTGAGCAATACCAAGTCAATGGTGTTGTAGATTTAAGCCAAAATGTTGGTGACGTATTAACACAGCTAGTTGCTGCTTGTGGTGGTTCTTTATTCTGGGGCGGTGGTTACTGGAAGCTATATGCTGGTGACTTTGTTACACCTACAAAAACTCTAACTATGGATGATTTACGTGGTCCTATAACCTTAAACACTAAAGCATCTATGAGAGATAACTTTAACAGGGTTTCGGGTACTTTTATTGACAGTGAAAATGACTGGATTAGTACAGACTACCCAGCAGTTGAGTCTTCTGTATTTTTGGCTGAGGATAACAATGTAGATGCAACAATGGACTTACCTTTGCCATATACTACAAACGCCTTAGCTGCACAAAGATTAGCAAAGCAGATGCTCTTTCGTAGTAGAGAGCAAATATCTTTATCAGCAGACTTTGGACTAGAAGCCTTAGACATTGAGGTAGGAGACTTTATAAAGTTCCGTAATGATAGATACGGTTGGTCTACTGGGTCTGAGAAAACCTTTGAGGTTATAGGTTGGAGACTTAATCCTGATGCAGACGGAGATATTAGGATAAACTTATCTCTTCGTGAAAGTAGTCAAGCAGCCTTTGGGTTTGAGGCAAGTGATGAACAAACCATAATTTCAAACAACAGTACTCTTTTAAAATACTATGAAGTACCTACTATTGGTGTTACGGTTTCACAAGAGTACAGAGAAGTAAACGAAAATGTAGTTAATGCCTTGATTGTGTCAATTACCAGTAATGATATGGACAGGATTGACTCTGTAATACTAAAGTACAGAAAAACTAATGACCTTGAATTTAAATCAGTGGGTCAAACAGTTTTGGTTGATGAGGGTGATAACGCTGGTCGTTTTGAAATTGTTGGTGTAGAAGCCCCTCAAATTAATGAGGACCCAATAAACTACACTATTTCAGTAACACCTGTAAACGGACTTGGGTTCAAAGGTGATCCTGTATCTACTACATTTAACTTAGTAGCGGATACCACACCCCCATCTGCCCCTAGTTCATTGTCACATCAATTATCTGGTGGTACAAGTTTCTTTAATTGGCCTCCCGTTAGTGATTTAGATTTATCTCACTACAAGCTGTATTACTCTTCAATCACTAGTGCTAATTTTCTTGATGCCTCTAATATACTACAAGTAGAGAAGATAGCAAGACCTGCAACTTCTATTACTGCGCCAGCATTATCTGGAAAGTACTTTGTATCTTCTGTAGATAAAACTGGTAATGAGAGTACAACTGCTGCAACTACAACTATTTTATCAAGTGAGTTACCACAGCTAGGTCAAATTCTTACCCACACTGAAAGTACAGGGTTTAGCGGAAGTAAGACGAATCTTACAGTCTCTTCTGGTAACTTGTTTATGACAAACTCTTCCTCTGCTGGTGCAACTGGAACATATAATTTTGACCATAATGGTGCAGGTTACTTTGACGTAGGAACTAATCGTACCATAAGATTGTCTAGTGCAGTCACATTTACCAGAAAACATGCTAATGCCTCTGGTGGTCAAGTAAATTGGGATGATATACCTAATAACTGGGACACTTGGCCTGATAACTGGGATGATTGGACATACGAAACAACCAACTTTAATGACTTTGCAGTTCTGATTCAAGCTAGATCTGCCACAACTACTGGTGGTTTGTCTAGTGCATCTTATGTTACTGCTAGTGGAGAAGTAACTGGACGATATGTACAATTCAGAGCAATCTTATCAAACACTAATGCAAACGTAACCCCGAACATAACGGCACTAAGTGCCACAGTGGAGTACTAGTAATGTCGCAACATGACTTTTCAATAGCCAACCAAACAGCCTCTAACGCAAGAGCCGACATAAACAATGCGTTACAGGCTCTGGCGTCTAACAATAGTGGAAATTCGGCACCTTCTACCACCTACGCTAATATGTGGTGGTATGAAAATGACTCAAACTTACTAAAAATAAGAAATGAATCTGACAATGCTTGGATTAGTGTAGCTTATTTAGATGGAAGTGACTGGAATATACTTGATGATACGTTAGTTGTAAATATTTTTGGTACTCAGATTGGTAGATTAGGGGATCAACCTACATCCACATGGGAAACTGGCACAGGAACTACCGAGACCCTTGTATCCCCAGCTAAGGTAGCTGCATCAGCAACTCAGGTTGTAGGTGATTATGCTTTAGGTGTCGGTCAAACATGGCAAAACATGACATCCAGTAGGGGTTATAACACGACATACCAAAATACTACAGGTAGACCTATATGTGTAAATGTTACAGGTCAGCCTGCGACTGGCAGTACTATAATTTTGGACGTATCTCCAAACTCGAACATGAGTAGTTCAATACAATTAGGTGGTCAAAAAGATGTTAATGGTCAAACCTCTATTAGTGCAATAATTCCCAATAACCAGTATTACGAATTATCTGCGAATAATGCGGCGTTGACTACGTGGGCAGAGCTTAGATAAGGAAATACAAATGTATAAGTTTGGAAAGAGAAGTTTACAAAAGTTGTCTGGTGTAAACCAACACATGATAGATGTAATGAAACATGCTCTGTCGATTTCTACTAGAGATTTTACAATCATTGAGGGCCTAAGATCTTTAGACCGACAAAAAGAACTAGTAAAAGACGGTAAATCTAAGACACTTAAATCTCGACACATTCATGGCTTTGCTATTGATTTAGTTCCTTATCCTGTGTCGTGGGAGTTTGAAGATTTTTACCCCGTAGGGGATGCTGTAATACAAGCCTGTAAAGATTTGGACATACCTCTACGTTGGGGTGGTAATTGGAGAGTACGTGACCTAAGAGAATGGGAAGGAAGTGCAGAAGAGTTAGTTGACGCTTATGACGGTAGCTTTTATGACTTACCACACTTTGAACTTAACTCTGACGAATACCCTGATCCGTAATGTCTGATAGGTTCCCCATTGGCCTTGTAATAGGGTTAGTCACTCAAGGTGCAGCAATCGTGTGGACAGTATCTATGATGATGTCTGACATAGAAAGTAACAGAGAAAAGATTATAGAAACCCAACAACGTATCGGTAGACTAGAATCTGCTAGTCAATCACAAGCTATAGCTATTGCCCGAATAGACGAAAATATAAAAGCCATCAGAGAAGCCGTAGAGAAGATGGCTACAGACTAATTTCTACTAAGGGGGTATGGGTGCATGGTAGATCCATTTACTGCTCTGGCGGCTGTTAAAACGGCTGTGAGTGCAGGTAAGGAGCTTGTGTCAGTCACTAAGCAGATTGGAGAGTTCTTTGATGGTGTCGATGAACTAAGGAATACTCACAATAAGAAAAAGAATAGTCTCTTCTCAGGTGATGATGAAAACAGTATGGAGACTTTCGTGAAGCTACAGAAGGCTAAGGATGCTGAAGAAGAACTCAGAGCCATTGTGATAGCTACCAGAGGTTACTCCGCTTGGGGTGAGCTACAGGAAATAAGAGCTAGAACACGTAGAGAACGTAAAGAGAGAGAAGCTGCTGATAGGCTCCGTAAGCAAGAGATAGTAGAGAAGGTAGTTGTTATCGGGGGTACAGTAACTGTGTTGTCTATTATAACAGGTATAGCTGTACTTATAATAATGTCATCAAAGGGAATGTTATAATGGGTTTAGAAGCTAAAGGTACTTTTCCATTCCAGATGTATCAGATTCCTGAGTTTACAGCTACTACA